GGTGACTTGGTTTTCCGTGACAGGTTGGATGCGACCCCTACGACTGCGAGCCTCACAGATTTCACTGATGATGGCACAGGGATACCGTTCACTTTGACAGCGGTGAACTACGGTTCCGAGTTGCTCTATAACCAGGCTGTTGTGACCTCGGGTGAGTTGTCTGCTCAGGCAGATAATGACCGTTCGCAGGTTGCTTACGGTGTGACCTCGGTGGCGTTGAACACCCTGGTTTCTACTAGCGCACAGTTGCAGAACCTCGCTGATTTTCTGGTGCAGAAGTATGGTGAACCTGAATATCGTTTTGAGACTATAAGCGTGAACCTTGACACTGTGGGGGCAACCTATAAGGCCACCTGCCTGGGGTTGGAGATCGGTGATGTGGTTTCCATCACCTTCACCCCGAATGGTATTGGTGACCCAATTGAGCAGTATGGGCAGATCATTCGCATCAGTCATGAGCTGGAACCTTTGCGCCACGATATGTTCATCAGCGTGAGTTCGCTAGACTGGACTTTCCTAGTATTAGATGATGCTGTGTTTGGTAAACTTGACAGTAATAACGCTTTGGCTTTCTAAGGAGAATTATGGCTGCCGCACCTGCTGGATATCGCACCTTTAGTGCGGGCGAGGTTTTGACGGCTGCCAATGTGCAGACCTTCCTTCAAGACCAGGTTATCGCTGTGTTTGCTAATGCGACTGCTCGGGATGCTGCGATCACTTCCCCTGCTGAGGGCCAGCACTGTTTCCTCAAGGACACGGATGCGCTTCAGTATTACACTGGGAGTGCGTGGGTTGCGGCTGGCGGTGCCGGTGGCGGCGGTTTTGAAACTAACTTTCTACTTATGGGAGCATAACAAATGGCAACATCATACAAATCACTTGGTCAGTTAGATCTGACTACGACTGCGCTGACAACTCTTTACACTTGCCCTGCAAGCACTGAGACTGTCATCAGCACCGTTATCATTGCGAACCGTAACGCGAGCGCTGACACCTTCAGGCTGGCTATCCGTGTGGATGGGGATGCGATCTCGAACAAGCATTACATCGCTTATGATGTGCCGGTTGCCGCGAATGATTCGACCACGCTCACTCTCGGTATCACTGTGAAGGCTACTGATGTTGTTTCTGTTCAGGCGGGTACTGCTGACCGTTTGAGCATCAATGCTTTCGGTGCTGAAGTAACAGTTTAGGGGGAGTAACTGATGGCTGTTACTTCTATGGCGAACAGTTCCATAAGGGACTTTCAGAAATACAACACAATGGTTGGTGCGGCTTTCGCTGACGGCTACCCTGCTCAGTATCTTGTTGTTGCGGGTGGGGCTGGTGGCGGGCACAGAATGGCTGGTGGTGGCGGTGCTGGCGGGTATCGTTCCTCGGTTTCGGGTGAGTCCTCTGGTGGGGGCACTTCGGCTGAGTCCGCCCTGAGTCTTTTGTCGGGCACTTATACGGTCACGGTTGGTGCTGGTGGTGCCGGTTCCACGTCAAGCAGCAATAAAGGTTCTAACGGTAGCGATAGTGTTTTTTCCGCAATTACTTCGGCAGGGGGCGGGGGCGGAGGCTCGTATGCCAACACGCCAGGAGCGTCTGGGGGTTCCGGCGGCGGAGGCGGCTTCAATAATGGTGCTGTGGGAGCTGGGACTTCCGGACAAGGTTTTGCGGGTGGTGCTCCTGGGGCGGCTGCGGTGGGGCGGGCAGGTGGCGGAGGCGGTGCAAGCGCTGTCGGCGAGCCCTTCACGACTCGCCCCGATGGTGGTGACGGGGTTGCTTCATCAATAACAGGCTCATCTGTAACCCGTGCGGGCGGGGGTGGTGGCGGAGGCGCTGTTGCGCCTGCCGGACTTGGCGGGGCAGGCGGGGGAGGCGATGGCTCTGTCACCGGCTCTCTTGGGGGCTTAGATGGAACCGTAAACACGGGTGGGGCAGGCGGTGGCGGAAGCAACGTCACGGGGACAGGAAATTATGGTGGTGACGGCGGTTCCGGTGTTGTTATATTCACACTCCCAATCCAAGCAAGCGTGACATTTTCTGGCGGTGTGACACAGACGAGCGCTACGGTTGGTGCGAACAAGGTTTACACTGTGACAGCTACCAGCACAACTTCAGAAACGGTGACAATCGGATGAGCCACTTCGCAAAACTTGACGAGAACAACCTGGTCACTTTCGTTACTGTGGGCAGGCAGGAAGATGACGGGCTGGAAGCTGAACTGTGTGAGCGCACCGGCGATGTGTATCGGCAGACAAGCTACAACACTCGTGGCGGGGTTCACTACAACCCTGAAACGGGTGAGCCTTCCGATGACCAGAGTAAAGCGTTCAGGTTCAACTATGCGGGTATAGGTTTCACTTATGATGAAAATCGCGATGCTTTCATCCCGCAACAACCATACGCTTCGTGGGTTCTCGATGAGGACACTTGCCTATGGGTGGCACCTATCGCCTACCCTGCCGAGGGTGACTATGTTTGGGATGAGCAAGCTGGTGACTGGGTAGAGGTCACTGATGAAACTGTCTAACCCCTGGCCTGCTGGCGAAACGATTAGATCCCCCTGGGGTTACCGCAAGCACCCGATCACGGGTAGGCGGAAGAAACATCGTGGCGTGGATGTGGGCTATAACGGCCCTATCTATGCGCCTGCTGATGGCAAGGTTGTCCACAAGGGCGCAAGCTTGAACAAGCGCACTGGTGGCGGGTACACCCTTATCCTGGAGCACCAGAGCCCGCGTGTGTGGACTGTCTACTATCACCTACGGGAACCGTCACGCCTGCTGAAGGGCACTCGGGTGAAACGGGGCGAGGTCATTGCTCACACTGGCACGACTGGGGCCAGCACAGGGATCCATTTACATTTTGAAACTAGGCGCTCGCGGCGTTGGGGCACTGATTTTGACCCTGAAAGTATCCTCGGTCGCACCCGCGCTGAGCCTGTCAAGGCCACACCTAAACCTAAGCTCACTGAGGATGGTGTTATCGGTAGGCAAACTTGGGCTGCTGTTCAGCGCATGTTGCAGTTTGATGAGTTTTACAGGGGCAGCATCAATGGGGTGGCTGGCAAGTCCACTGTGATTGGTTTGCAGAAGTTCTTGAACAGGGGTGGATGGTGACTGAGAACACTGACACTGTGGCGGTAAAGGTTTCGATGAAAGATATTTATCTTGAGGTTCAACGGCAGGGCCGGTTGCTTGAGAAGATCGCTAACAGCCTCCCTGACTCGGAGAGCAAGATTGATGACCATGAGGCGCGGATCCGTAAGCTTGAGATGCGTATGGGTTGGGCTGTTGGCGGGTTCGGTTTGGTCGCGGCAGTAATGCCCTGGATTGTAGGAGCGCTTGGATGAAACCTTCTTGGAAGATTAGGCGGCGTTACATTTTCGTTGCGTTTGTGCTGGGTTCGCTAATGCTGATTAGTGGCTCAGTGGCTGTGCTGTTGAACAATGACAGTGCGACCTCAGACCTCATCACTGGTGGGGTTGCTTTGATTACACTCATTCTCACCACCTATGTGTTCGGGGCTGTGTGGGAGGACAAGAAGAAGGAGAACCCTGATGGATAAGGTCAGAAGCTATTTAGATTATTCGGTTGAGCGTGCTATCAAAACGATTGCCCAAACCGCTATCGCTGTGATCACGGGTTCGCAGGTTTTGAATGTTATTGATGTGGACTGGGGGCAGGTTGCGGGTATTGCTGCGCTTGCCGGTGTGATGTCTTTGCTCACCTCGGTGCTTGTGTATGACAAGCCTGGCGAGTGATGGCTGACCTGGATTTGATTGAGCAGGTGGATGGGTATGCTTGCCCGATTGACCCCGCTGAAGCGCTGCTCTGTGATTCCTGCCAGTAGTTAGCTGTTCACCCAGGCGTACACTGTGCGCCTTGTAACGCCCGCTTTTTTAGCGAGCGCCATGATGTTCTTGTTGTCCTGATAATCGGCTTCTACGCGCCTTCTAATCTCTGTGGTGACGGTTTCTAGGCGCTCTGTTTGCCATGCCCGTAAGTCTGCGAGTTGCTCGGTACTCATGTCGGTTATGTCGTAGCTGTCTGTCCTCATCATGCTTACACTATACACACCCTGACTGGGTGTTTTGCTTTTCTGTGGTTATGCTATACACTTTCAGCAACGCCTAACGAAAGGGAAAAGAACATGGGCCTAAATAAGAACATTGAAATTGCAATGCAGGAGTCGTATGAAAACCCTGCCTTGCGTGACACGGTGGACTGGTACGCGGAAAACATCCACCAGTTGCCTGCTGACCAAATGAGGGCGATTCTCGCTGATGAGGATTTCTTCCAGAAGGTTGCGGCTGCTCGGGGCAACGAACTGCTCCGCCTCAAGCCCACTACTGAGCATGTTGCCTTGCAGGAACTCGCTGTGCGTAGGCGTGACCTACGGAAGCAGGAGAAGGCGAACCGGCTGATAACGGTTCTGCTATACATCGCAATCATGCTGATAGCGGGTGCAATTGTTGTGGCGGTGTGGCTGTGATGGGCTGGGTGCTGATGGTGGTGGGGGCAGGGTTCCTGTTCGCGCCAGGGATGATTGACCCGCTGGCACCTATCAATGGTGCCTCGCTTATTGGCTTGGGTTTGGTTGCCTGGGCTTCCATGAAACTACTGAAGGGGAGTAACTGATGGCTAGAGCAAGAAGAACGGATCCGGTGACAAGTCAGGAGGCTGCTGACTCTGTG